CGGGAGGAAATTTTTAGTCGTTTTGTTTCCGTAGAAGGAATGTATCTCCGTTAAATTTCTAAAGGAGACTATACACGACAGATGCTCTGGAACCTCTTTACTGATATCTTCTGTTATTTCTGCTCAGCTACTATGTGGAATCGTGACCCATACAGCAGACCCTACAGACAACGCTTTGCTACAATTATGGAGGTTCGAAAAACCTTAGGTCATTCCGTTACGTTCTATCCCAGCCCGATGCACACATCCAACACTGCGGTTGATCCGCAAATCTACATGGATAGAATGGCACGTATAGGGTAAACAGTTCCCATGACCTTAAATTCTGATATTGTGCCCACACAACCTACAACTGTTGAAACGCAACGTTCACTACTCTGTGGACCTAAATCTGCTTCCGAACTTCTAGATCCGTCCAAAATGCTAATCCCAACTGTGGATAAAAATTTAGGACTTAATCTCAAAAGAGGTCTCGATACTTACAAGCATATTTATGATCCAAAGTTATCCTACAAAGTGAATCACGCGCGATACGAGAAGGCTGTTCATCGAAAGAAACTCCGCAAACTGAAAGATCGCAACTGGGCAAATAAACTGAAGGAGGCTAAACGTCAAAGGCGACTTGATTACAAGAAACCTGAGGACTACTATGTGGTTAAAGAAACCAACCCTGAAGTTTTGCTCAATCCTAACCCTTAGATTGTGGAGAATAGAGAGGCTCATGTTTATCAAATGTCTCTCGTAGATAAGCTCTCTAAAAATTGGGACCAGCCAATGATTGTTGATAAAGGTGAATACATTCCCTATTCATAGTACAATCAAGACAAACATGTCATTAAGTCTGGTTCTGAAATCCTGGGTGTTGACGGGGAAGTTACTGAAGTTGAATTTACACACAAATCCCCTCAAAATATGATTGCCTCAATGATACGCCACTTTGGTACTGAAAATTAGCCTGATCCTGCTGCTATACGTCGCTTTGACAGGATGACTCGTCCATTCTTCTAATATTTAGAGAAAAAGCTCAAAGAAGATCCTATTGACTTTGACAAACATCTCTTAGATTATTCTAGAACTCAAGACAATTGGAACGACTCTAAGAAAGGCAAATATGATGGCAATATCGCCCGTTTTTTCTAAGACCCTACCTATACTGATCTCATTGGCCCTATGACTGTCATGGTGAAATCTGGTGAAGTACATTCAATGGAAAACCCAGAGTTCAAAAATGGTTTTATTACTGGTGTTAAAGCGCGTCCACGACTCATCTGGATTCCCTGTGATGATGGTTGTGGAGTGCTCCAATCCATGCAAGGGTACTTTTTCCCTTGGCTCAAGAAACACCTCCATGGCTTTATCCATTCTTACACGAAGGAGC